GTTCCCGGCCTTCTGACGTCCGTCGACAGAGCAGTCCTGTCTTCGTACTGCCAAGGGTACGCTCGCTGGCGTCAAGCCGAGAAGCATCTTGAAATGCCACCGAATGGAGAAGGTCCGACCGTGATCATTACCGGCCAGCATGGGTATTGCGCTGAACAGGTCTCTCCCTGGGTCAATATCTCGAAGACCTATCACGATGCGATGATGAAGTCAGCACGCGAGATGGGCTTCACGCCGTCGGCCAGAACCGGTATCAAAGTCCCGGAATCTACAAAACCCAACTTTGGCGTTTCCAACAACCAGGCATCCGCTGATCCATTCAGGCCGCCGACGTCAAAGCCGCCTGAGAGGAAGAAGAAATGAGGTTTATTAACCCAATTCCTTCCTCTGATACCGCCTACTTCGACGAAGCTGCAGCCTCCTACGCCGTTGAGTTCTTCGAGAAGTACCTGGTTCACACGAAGGGTAAGTGGGCTGGTGAGCCGTTCAAAGTGGACATGGAGTGGCAGCGGTATGTCCTTCGTAACCTCTATGGATGGAAACGTATGACAGATGGGCTGAGACTCTACCGGCGGGCGTACATCTCTGTGCCCCGGAAGAATGGTAAGTCGGAGATTTGTGCGGGTATAGCATTGTATCATCTCTTGGCAGACGGCGAGTCTTCACCCGAGGTGTACTCGGCCGCAGCGGATGAGTACCAGGCCGCGATCGTGTTTGAGGTCGCCAAGGATATGGCTATGACGTCGCCTGCCCTTACGGAGCGCGTCACTCATTACGCTGCTCAGCTCAGGTGTTCAGGCAACAACGGGCGTTACCGTGTTCTCTCCCGCGAGGTCGGTTCCAAGCATGGTCTCAATGCCTCATGTATCGTGTTCGACGAACTCCACGCGCAGAAGTCCCGCATGCTCTGGGACGTTCTCACGACCTCGACCATGGCGCGAGAGCAGCCAATGGTTGTGGCGATCACCACAGCGGGCGACGACGACACGACGATCTGCGGCGAGCAGTATGAGTATGCGCTCAACATCGCCCGCGGACACGTGGATGATCCCTCGTACTTTGTGTTCATCCAGCAGGCGGACGAAGGCGACGACTGGACGGCTGAGACGACCTGGAAGGCTGCCAATCCCTCCTATGGCGTCATCATCAAGCCGGAAGAGATTGCGGATGCGGCGCATAAGGCCGAGAACAACCCTGGGGAACAGAACGCTTTCAAGCAGCTGCGGCTCAACATGTGGGTGCACCAGGCCGTGCGCTGGCTCGACCTCGGGTACTGGGACAAGTGCAAGGTTCCAATTGCCTCGCTCGAGGGGCGCCGAGGATATATCGGGTTCGATCTGGCGTCGACCACGGATATTGCCGCGGCCGTCGAAGTCTGGCAGCCGAAGGTTGTTGGTGGGCGCTGGGACATCGTGCCGATGTTCTTCATCCCTGGCGACAACATCAAAGGGCGCAGCGAGCGCGATCACGTGAACTACGAGGCATGGGTGCAGCAGGGATTTATCCGCACCACGCCAGGGAATGTCGTTGACTACGAGTTCATCAGGGCATACGCCAATGCGCGGAAGGCTCTTTGTTCCGGTATCGCGGGCGCGGCGACAGATCCCTGGAATGCTACACAGTTCGCCACGTCGCTCATGGCTGACGGATGGGACGTTGTCACTGTCCAGCAAGGGTATAAGAGCCTATCCCCAGCATCGAAGGAATTCGAGCGCCTGATGCTGTCAGAGCAATTGGCACATGGCGGTAACCCAGTACTTCGATGGATGGCGGACAATGTTTCGGTTGTCCGTGATCCTGCTGGCAATATAAAACCCACGAAGGTCAAGGTGACCAAGCGCATTGACGGCATCGCTGCCGCAATCGACGCACTGTTCCGGTTCATCATGACGCCGGAAGCCCCGCCGGCCAACCCCGGGATATTCGTGTACTCGGGATAGGAGGAATCGTGACAATCAAAACAGCGATGCAGCGGGTATTTGGTGGCAAGCGCTCAGAAGCGGCATTTGGTGAGAACCTTGCCAACTGGTTGTCCTCACAAGGCGGGACAGAATCAGGCGTCCCCGTCACGGAGCATTCAGCCATAAACCTCCCGACCGTCTATGCCTGCGTGCGTGTCCTGGCAGAGTCCATGGCTTGCATGCCGCTCATGGTCTATATTCGCGATGAGAACGGCAAAACAGTGGCGACAACCCATCCGCTCTATCACGTGTTGCATGATGAGCCCAATCGCGAGATGACATCGTTCATCTACCGTGAAACCATGATGGAGCATTTGCTACTGTGGGGAAACTCCTACTCCGAGATCCAGTTTAACTACGCCGGACTACCATGTGCCTTGTGGCCGCTTCGCCCCGACTGGATGACCGTGCAGCGCGATTTCGCGACTGGCAGCTTGGTCTACACCTTTTCTTCTCCGTATACCGGCGTGCGCCATCTCGACCCCACTCAGGTCCTGCATATCCCCGGCCTGTCCTTCGACGGTCTAATCGGACATTCCCCGATCGCCATCCAACGCGAATCGCTGGGACTTTCCCAAGCCGCTCAGGACTATGCTGCTCGCTTCTTCGGCAACGACAGCACGCCGGGCGGGTATTTGCAGTCTGCCGCGCCGATGACGGACGAGAAAAAGAAGATCGACTTCGCCAAGGCATGGGTCGGCGCACACAGCGGCCATAACCAGCACAAGATCGCCATTCTTGATGGCGGGCTCGAATACAAGTCGATCGCCCTCAATGCCGAGGATGCGCAGCTGCTGGCAACCAGAGAGTATGAGCGGTCTGAGATTGCCGGATGGTTCCGCGTGCCGGCGCACAAGATCAACGACCTGACGCACGCTACGTTCTCGAACGTCGAGCACCTGGGGATGGAGTTTGTGACCGATGCTCTCATGCCATGGGCTGTCCGGCTGGAGCAGGGCTTCAATCGCATGCTCTTTCCCACCTATAAGTATTTCGCCGAATTCAAGATGGACGGTTTTATGCGAGGCGACATGGCGAGCCGGTATGCCGCCTATGCTGTTGCCCGTAACTGGGGCTGGATGTCGGCAGATGACATCAGAAGCCTGGAAAACATGAACCCCTTGCCCGATGACAAAGGGAAAGTCTATCTGCAACCGTTGAATATGGTCGAAGCTGGTGCATTACCCGCCCCGGCACCCGCTAAGCCCGATGTTCCGGCACCCACTTTTGTGGTTGGGCGTTCTGTCGTCGAACCCATCCTTTCGGATGCGTTTGATCACATCGCCAAGCGCGAGAGCGAGGACGTCCTGAAGGAAGCGCGGAAACGCCTTGCAGTAGGCGACGTTCAGGGCTTTTCCTCGTGGTTGGCCGATTATATGGTTACATCACTTGAAACCTTCGTTAAACAGCGACTTTCAGCACCCATTGCGTCAACAGTCCGAGCACTCGGTAATGGAAATGGTGTAGACGATGCCACGATTGAGCTGTTTTCAGCAGCCCAGGCAAGGCGTTACAGCCTGTCTGAAGGGGCAGCATTGATGATTCGTGTCGTACGGGCAGAGTCCGAGAAGCAGGACTTGATATTTGCCGTCGAGAGTTTCTATGCAGATCGGTCATCTTTAGCTCTTGCGAACGACGTTATGACGGGAATTGAGGCTCAAATCATGGAGGTTCATCATGCCTGACAGAGAATATCGCACGTTTAGTTTGGATGAGGTTCGCGCTGTCGACGATGGTCATGTTCTTGTCGGCCATGCTGCAGTTTTTAACACGGTTGTTGACCTGGGCTTCTTCAGCGAAAAGGTTGCCCCGGGCGCATTCAAGAAGACCCTTGCTGATAATGCCGACGTACGGGCGCTGTTCAACCACGACGCCAATCATCTGCTAGGACGTACTAAATCAGGAACATTGAGGCTGCATGAAGACGACACGGGACTTGCCACGGAAATCGATATGCCAGACACGACGTTGGGCCGCGATCTGATGGTGTCGGTTAAGCGAAAAGATCTGGACCAGATGAGTTTCGCCTTCCAGACCATACAGGAAGAGTGGGATGAGTCGGATCCTAATAATCCGATTCGCACCCTCAAAGAAGTCAAATTATTCGATGTAAGTCCGGTGACGTTTCCTGCTTATCCAACGACCGATGTCGGCATTGGTGGCAGATCAGCTGAATCCATCTTGGCTGAACACCGTTCGAGCATCAAACCCACTGAGAAGATTATCGAGCCGATCCAGGAGGATCACTCGGCAACCGATAGCACCACTGAACCTGACTATGCCACGGCTTCTGAAGCTCGCCGGAAAGAGCTTGAACGGTTGGATCTCGAGGGATAAGCCTTCGAAAGGACAATGATATGACTGTTACAGAACTCAATGCATTGGCGCAGAAGCGAGCTGGCCTTGTTGGTCAGGCGCGTACGCTAAACGATCTTCCCCTCAAAGAAAAGAGGGACATGTCCGGTGAGGAAAAGGGCCAGTATGATGCCATGCTCACCGATGCCCGGAAGCTCAAGGATCAGATCGACCGCGAACTGGGGTTGCAGGCGGAAGAGGCTGGTCTAAACGAGGCTCGTGACACGATCGCCGGGGGCAAGGATGACCCGAGCAAGCGTGACGCTGTTCCCGGCGTGACGGCAGAGTACCGTGGTATCAAACTGACTGGCGAAGAGGCAGACCCTCAGTTCCAGCGCAGATCAACTAAAGAATTCGGTAAGTTCTTCAGGAAGTATCTCATGGGTGAGCAGCGTACTGCCGCGGCCTTTGCCAACGATGTGGATGCCGACGGCGGATACCTGCATGCTCCTGTCCAGTGGGTTGCCAAGCTCCTCCAGTCTGTGGATGCTGAGGTGTTTGTCCGTCGCTATGCCCAGGTGGTCCCGGTCACAACCTCGGATTCCATCGGCTTCCCGGCATTGACTACGGATTTCGCGGATGCCGACTGGACGCCCGAAGTCGGGACGATCGTACCCGATGAGAGCGCCGTGCTCACTGAGCGCGATTTCAAGCCGCAGCAGCTGACGAAGGAGATCGACGTCAGCATGAAGCTCCTGCGGACGGCTGCTCTCTCTCCTGAGAGCATCGTCAGGGACCGTATGGCGGCAAAGTTCGCCGCCGCTGAAGAGAAGGCATATCTGACCGGCGACGGCTCA